TGTCAGAGACAACATTGTCGTAGTTGATGGTCGCATCCGTGAACATTTCTTCCTTGTTCACGTAAGGCATACAGCGGATGACCCGGCCAAGATCTTCCTGGCCAAGATTTTTACCCGCATACTGAAGAATCTGAGTGAGCGAGAGCTGAGAGCCGAGCTTCGTCTCGACGTCCTCAACCTGCGCCTCGAGCTTAATCTGAAACGACAAATCGTCGGTTCTACGCCACTCGGGAATATTGACGTACTCTTTCTTACCCGCGAGCATCACCATCATCTCGTCGGGGTAGTACACCTTTGCGAGCCGGAGACTGATGTCACAGAGATCAATCAGCAGATCCTCAATCTTCTCCGCGTAGGCGACAAACTTCTTCTTGTCGCGGACCGACTTCCAAAGAGCCGTGAAGGGATCGAGGTTCGCCTGCTTCTCTTCCTGTTCCTCTTTGACATTGGCGACGTCATACATCTCGCCAATCTGCGCCGCGATGTACGGGTAATACTGATCACCCGTGCGACCCGCAAGCACCGTAGGAGCCGCGCCATTGACCTTAACGGCCTTCAGCCCATGCGCTGTCCCACCAGGAGACATCGTAGCGCCGTTCTGCAAAATGATCTTGTCCGAACCGAGCGACAGCTGTGTTTGCACAGCCATACTTCCCGCTCTATTTATTTCGGCCTGATACGGACGCAGCTGCTTAATGATCGAATACGACCTGGGCGACGTCGTAATCTCGTCAAACCCGGCGTAAAACACAGGGAAGATACCGAGAGGCAGCTCACCTTCGAACAACACAACGTCCGCTGTCGCGATCGAATAGTGGCCCTTCGGATATTTGGCGCACGGACGAAAATACGTCTCGCGCACCATCACAAGACCCTTGCTGTCCTCATAGGATCCAGTCGTGCCGTCAAACACCTTGTAGGTTTGCTCAGCCGACACCTGGATCTTCTTGACGATCTCTTCCTCACCCTTAAACTGCGCCTTGAGCTCAGAGACAGCGACCATCTTACGGATGATCACCCAACGACACTCCTCCCAGCTCCGCGCATCCGGATCCGTCAGAAGATTGAAACCAAGAACGCGCTCGTAGACGAAATCGCCACTAAACACAGTCTTGACCTGGGGATTGCCCTCGTCATCAAGAACCGGCTGTCCAAGCTCATCGAGCACAGGCTCATCGCGAAGAGGTTTACCAAGCGACGTGTCAAAGAAGACCTTGACAATCACCTCACCCACGTCGACGAAATCGCCGACATACACACGCGTCTTTCCGCGGAACTTGTGTCGACGCTTGATGTCAAGCCACACCGCATTGTTCATCTCGGCAGACTTGATATCCGAATACTCGTCCTCATTGGCAGGACGAACGGAAACACCCGGCGCATACGTCAGAACGCTGTTCTTGTAGATCTTTGAGATCCGCTGAACATGGTTCTTTGTGAGACGAATCTTCTGGTCACGGCTCAGCGCATCATTCTCGCGAACGCTCTTGTAAAAGCGGCTGCCCTTCTTGGCGTAATGATTGCCAGACACAAGCATGAGGTTTGACCGCTGCTCGCTAAATAGCTCAGCAGAGGCCGTCTCAGCACGTCGGTACAGCTCGTTTAATTCTTCAAGGGCCGCCATTATTCCTCGGAGGACGTAATGATGCGTTCGTATTCAACAGGATCAGTAATGCGAAGATGCTCTAGTCGTGCTTCAGAATCGTCGTCAGAGTCGTCTGACACTCCCTCGTTAGCGCGGCTCAACGAACCAGCCAGAAGAGGGGGAGAAGGAGGTAACGCCGTGGTTGAAATCGTCACCGAAAAACCACCGGGAAGACAGAGATGAGAAACACCTTCTTGTCTACACATCGAAATTATATCACGAAGTTCAGAAACACCAAGCCCAGCAACGCGTGTGCCTCGTGCGGCACGTTTAGAAGAAGCCATCGTCTACACCCTCACCGTAGTATTCATTAATCTCGTCAACATCCCAACCAAGCAGCTCAAGCCCTTCCTTGCTCCGCTTGTGACGATTCCTACGGACTTCGGTGTCAGTCGGCACAGTCTTCTTGATCAACGGCGCCAACCGGAGATTCATCGCCGCCTCAAAATTCCACGGCACACTACTGATCGCATACCTAAGAGCATCGATCAGATCGTCCTTGGCGACACGCTTCGGAGTCGAATTCTTCAGATTCTGCAACTCGCGCACGAGCTTCTGCGCCTCGGCAGAGTCGTAAATGATGAGCATATTGTTCTTGAACAGCGTGTTGAGCAGGTCCTCACCGACGTCGTGATCCTTGTTAGCCGGCATAAATGCCCCGCCCACGCGATCCGTAATCGTCTTGAAATCCTTCGACGCCCAATCGTAGTACTGCGCCACGGGCTTCATCCCGCCCTTTAACTCGCGGTACTTCACATAGATATCGCCAGCAGTCGTCTCAACCTTGTCACCACGCCAACAGAGAAACACACGCCCTTCGGTGAAATCAGGCTTCACGCCAACAAAACAAATCGCCGCTGGATGCCCCTTAAGACCACCCGAACCAATATCCACACCCGCATATATGAGCCAACTCTTCGGCAGAGGATGCGACGGCTTGACATTCCTCGATGCCTGAAACGACGCGTACTTCTTGTTCTTGTCGAGAACGAAACGACCCCAGACGCGGCGCTGCACCTCGTCCTCGTCCTTACACTCAGCAATGATCTGATTGATCTTCTCAATCGTCCAAGGCGACGCCGACCCGTCCATGTATTTGAGCGAATCATAGAGCGACACCTGGCGCTTAAACGCTCCCTTAAAGCGTTCGCCGTCGCCCTTCTCTTCAATCGTTTCGCGCCAAAACTCGAGCCCGAGAGTTGCAGTGAACACTAAATGAAAGTGCCCCTGCACCATCGCACCGTTACGTCGAACAGTGACCTCGTTGTAAATCTCCTCGGGCATCTCCTCGTCACCAAAGATCGCGTAGACAGAGGCTGCCTGAAGAGCCAACGGATCCTGTTCGTATGTCTTGAAATAGACCGTCACACCGGAGTTAAAGAGAATCCGGAGAATCTTCTTGCGCTGATCGTACTCCTCCTTCCAGCCGTACTTGAAATCTGTCTTCATTTCTTCGCGCGGCAGGAACTCCTTGACCCACTTCTCCTCGAACTCAGCCGTAGCTACGTTCGCGTCAGGATAGAAATACCAAAACTGAGTCGGACGACTCGGCCAAAGCTCAGGCCAAAGCTCAGTTTCCGTCGCCCAATGAATGCATTTGCGAATCTGAGTCGAGGACTTCGAGATCTGGTTTGCAGCACAGAGGAAGTTGTTACGATTGCGACTCTCTCGGAATTCCCACGCCCATTGATACCAGGGCATTCCATACAAATGCGGGAGCTTCTCTTTACGAGCCTTCTCCCTTGCTTCGATCCTCTTGAGCTCCTCCCGCTCCTGCTGAGTAATCAAAGCGAAGCGTCTCCCACATCTGGATCAACCGCTTCAGCGCATCCTTCTTCAGGTAAAAGAGCTCCGTCGTCGCTGCCCCGCCCTGCCAGCTCAGCACTACCTTCCACTGAGAGATCAATCGACCGTTCCTCAGAGGCTTCCTGATTCGCAGGAGGAAGGCCGACGACACCACCTCCTGGTGCTGCGACGACACGCTTCCCATAAAGCTTCTCCTCCAACTCCCTCTTACGAGCCTCGTCAGCTCTAGCTTCCTCAAGACTCATTCCCGACGCATACGAACGCGACTTGTCCACGTTCACATTCAGCGACTTGTTCTCCGTACGCTGAACCGCCATACCCATACGACGATTCATCAAATCGACGATAATCTTGTGAACGACTTCCACACGACGCGGACACTCGCGACCATCAGGCCCCGACACGTCCATACGAACGAACTGCCACAGCCGATCAATGCTATCGAACAAAACCGCATCAATTTTATTTGCATACTGCTCAAACGGATGAATGAGCCACGCCACGCGCAAAGGATCCGTCAGCACTTTCTGACGAAAGTACGCTTCACTACAAACGCCGCTGTAGACGTGAATCGGCGTTACCTGCTTCGCGCGCCCAACCGCCACCATCTCAAACCGACGCCAAAACGCCATTCTCAGCGCAACGTCAACCGGCGTTGGCTTAAGCGTTCTAGACAGCTCACCGTCAGAAAGAACAAGCAAGCTCTCCGGAACCAAATCGATGGCGTGTTTGATAGCATCAGAACATACATTTCGAAGAGTAATCGGCCCAGATTCCTCGCCAATAGCAGGAACCGCCCCACCCCTATCGCTGAGCGCATCATCATGCAAACTGTAGCCGCTCCCTGGCCTGTCGCACGTTATTCATTTTGTATGCTTACAAGCTAAGCACTTCCAGAGAGCCTGTCAAATTTCACAAGTTGTAGACGAAAAAGCCCCC